GTCAGCTATCTTGTTACTAACTGTTTTATTACTGCTGGTGTGATCCGTCACTGGAATCCACCAGCACCATCTGAGATACATTATGAAGCGTGACTTTTTATGGGTTGAGAAGTATCGACCCAAAACTATTGATGAATGCATTCTCCCTGAAAGTATTAAGAAAACCTTTAGAGAGTTTCTAAATAAGGGTGAGATTCCTAATCTTCTCTTAACAGGACCAGCAGGTGTAGGTAAGACTACAGTTGCTAAAGCACTCTGCGAACAGTTGGAGTGTGATTATATTTTAATTAATGGTTCTGATGAAGGTAGGTTCCTTGACACAGTACGAGGGCAAGCTAAGAACTTTGCTTCTACTATGTCGTTGCTGCCATCCTCGAAGCACAAAGTCATTATCATTGATGAGGCAGACAACACAACACATGATGTTCAGTTGTTGTTGAGGAGTAACATTGAGGCATTCCACAAAAATTGTAGGTTCATCTTTACCTGCAATTATAAGAATAAAATTATCCAACCGCTACACTCCAGGTGTTCTGTGGTTGAGTTCAGCATCAAGGGTAAGGAGAAGGCAGAGGTACAGGTTGCATTCTTCGAGCGTATCCTTTCTATTCTTAATAAAGAAAACTGTGAAGCAGATAAGAAAGTTCTTCTTCAGTTAATTAATAAGCACTTCCCAGATTGGAGGAGAGTGTTAAATGAGTTGCAGAGATATGCAGTTAGTGGTACAATAGATTCAGCAATTCTAGTAGAATTCTCTGATGTCAAAATTGAGGATCTCATTAAGACGCTTAGGTCGAAAGATTTTTCTGGAGTCAGGAAGTGGGTCAACTCTAATATGGATAATGATCCTGCTGTACTTCTGCGTCGTCTTTTTGATAATATTTCTTCATCCCTTGAAGGGCCTTCTATTGCTGCTGCTGTGCTCATTATTGCTAAGTATCAGTACCAAATGGCTTTCGTGGCTGACCAAGAGATAAATTTACTAGCAGCATTAACCGAAATCATGGTGGAGTGTGAATTCAAATGACCCTATCAACACAAGTAGAAGACTCTCTAAGAGAGGCACAATCAAATTTGCGTAATGCATTAGCATTTGCTGCAAGGAGTGAGAAACCTTATATCAGTAAGCACATTGCTGATTACTTAGCAAACATTGATAATCTTATTGATGTATCTGATCATTTAGAAAAACTTGAAACAATTATTTCTGAAGCGGAAGACAATGAGTAAGGCACTTAAAACTCCTCTTCGTTATCCTGGTGGTAAGTCTCGTGCTATCACCAAGATTGCTGAATACTTTCCAGATCTTAGTAAGTATACTGAGTTTCGTGAACCCTTTTTGGGTGGTGGATCAGTAGCATTATATGTTACTAAGATGCATCCCAATATAAGGGTATGGGTAAACGATCTTTATAGACCACTTGCAATCTTCTGGCAACAGTTGCAGCATGATGGTGATGCTATACAAGATAAATTGTGGAGCATTAAGAACATGTATCCCGATAGGGATGCTGCTAGAGAATTATTTAAACAATCCAAAGAAGATGTTAATGATGAATCCAAAGACGACTTCTCTCGTGCCGTTGCTTTTTATATCTGTAATAAGTGTTCCTTTAGTGGTCTTACTGAGTCTTCCTCGTTCTCCCCACAGGCATCGGAATCCAACTTCTCCTTTCGAGGAATCGAAAAGCTTGGCGAGTATGGAAAGATCATTGAGAATTGGAAGATCACAAATGATTCCTATGAAGGTCTCTTGAGTGATGATCCTTCAGTATTTTTATACTTAGATCCTCCTTATGATATTAAACAGAATTTATATGGCAAGAAGGGTAATATGCATAAAGGATTTGATCATGATGAGTTTGCTCAGAGATGTGATGAGTTTACTACCCATCAATTGATATCCTATAATAGTACACAGTTAGTTAAGGATCGTTTTAAAGATTGGAATCTTTCTGAATTTGATCATACATATACCATGAGATCTGTGGGTGATTATATGGGTGATCAGCAACAGCGTAAAGAACTGCTAGTATTTAATTATGAATATAGTAGGAATTCAGGGTAGTACATGGGGTAAACGACCTTTCTTTTCGATTATGAACGCATTAGGATTACATAGTGCCGTCTTATGGAATGCAGATGTAAGTGCAGAAAGATACTCTAGAATACATGATTCTGGAGCAACTTTATTTCAGGATGGAAAACATATTAGAAGTATAGATGAGGCTAGATTAAGTCGTATTAAGTACGATGGTTCATGGCCACATAGATCTATTGATTATGTCCTAGGTGATTTAACTAGAGAGGATATTGATCTAGTAGTATATGCTCCTAGTGCAGTTCATATATGTAATCAAGAAACTTCTAATGGAGAAGTAGGTAAGTATATTAAAAGAGAATTTCCTAATGCAAAGTTATGGTTTGTTAGTCATCACTTGTGCCATGCAGCATCAGCAGCATTGACTGCACCATTTAATTCTGGAAGTTATTTAACTCTAGATGGTATGGGTTCTTCTACATGGGATTTTGCTGCAGGTGTTACTAAAGGATTTGAGAATAATAGTATTGGATATTTTGATAAAGAAAAAGGATTACTTACAAACTTTATGTTAAAGTCTGGACCAGGTGAGAATTCATTTGGTGATTATTATATGAACATGGCTGTACAGACATATGATATGGCTAAGGCATCTAAGATTGAAAATGATATGTTCCACTATGCTAATAAGGAAGATTATGAAGATGTGGTAATGTTTAGTGCAGAGGGTAAAATAATGGGACTCTCTGCTTATGGTAAAGAGACTGATAAGAATCCTCCTTACACACATTCTAATGAATTTGCATTGGATGTATTTGGTATTGATAAGTATGACTATGGTCCTTCATGGATAAACTTCCACAAGTATAGTGATGTCTTTGATTATATAAGAGAACTTGGTAAGGATGATGCAGCATACTATGTTCAAAAACATTATGAAGATGCTATCGTTAAATGGATAACACAGTTAAGAGAGGATCAATATCTGACAGAGAATGTATGTTTTGCTGGTGGATGTTTCTTAAATGTATGTGCTAACAGTCTTATTAAACCATTATTCGATAAGACTTGGATACCACCATTCCCTAATGATTCAGGTATTCATTTTGGTGCTGCTGCTTATGGTTCTTTTAAATCTAAAGAACGGATTGAGATGCCAGCAAATATAGCATTACTAGGTAAATCATATGATGATTATGTACCAGAGGATGCAGAGTATTATGAGGACTTTGATATTCTATGTGAGGTGATTGCTAAAGCTATAGATGATAATAAGATTGTTGGATGGTTCCAAGGTCGTTCTGAGCATGGTCCTCGTGCTCTTGGATCTAGATCTATTCTTATGAGTCCTAAGAGAGGAGAGAATAAAGATATTATTAATCAGAGAATTAAGCATAGAGAATATTGGAGACCCTTCGCAGGTGTTACCTTAGAGGATCGTGGTTATGATTCACCTTATATGCTTTATGCTCAAGATGTTTTAACTGATGACATACCTGCCATTACTCATGAGGATAACACTTGTAGGATGCAAACAGTTAATGATGAATTGAACCCAAGACTTTGTGCATTACTTCGCAAGATGGATCCTCCTGTTCTTCTTAATACATCCTTTAATGATAATGGTGAACCTATTGTGGAAACACCAGAAGATGCTATAATAGGATTCAAGAAGATGGACATCGATCTCCTAGTCATTGGAAATTATTTACTATGCAATTAAAAGACTGGTTAAACTCGATCAATTTAACTAAGAAGAATCTTTTAGAGGAAGATCCTACTGCAAAGTATCCAGCATACATTGTGAACAAATGTCTTTCTGGATCTATAGATTCTATTCTATTTGCTAATGAGATGAATATGAATGCTCATTTAGATAAGGAGTTGCAGTATGATTTTTATTTACAGTCTCTTAGGAAGCGTAAGAGGTTTGCTCCTTGGTTAAAGAAGGATAAGGTTGATGATTTAGATGCAGTTAAAAAGTACTATGGGTATAGTACTGAGAAAGCAGAACAAGCTTTGAGAATTTTAACTAGATCACAGATAGATTATATTAAACAGAAGCAATATACTGGGGGTATGTTATGAAGATTCTTAGTATTGATTTAGATTTTATATCTGGACCTGCTATACTTCATAATGATAATAAAGTTCGTGAACTACAATCACAGGATGAAATGGATGGCACAGATATGTGGCCAGTCCCTAAGTGGTATGAGTTGTTCGATACATATCCAGGACAGTTCTCTCATGAGTTAGATATAGAGAACTATCATTATTGTTTAAGGGCGTTCCTGAGGGCATTGAAGGGTTGTCAGGATGTTAGATTTGGTTATGACCATGATAATATTTTGTATGGTTTAGAAGGTCATAGTGATATAGAAATTGTTAACATAGATCATCATGACGATATCTTCTCAGGAAACTTTGGTCATCCTGAGATAGAGATAGATGCTCTTAATACATTTGATAGAGTCATGGAAGGTAACTGGGGTATGTGGTTACAAACTAAAGGTAGGTTAAAATCTTTTACATGGATAGGAAATACTGATAGCCATAACACAGTGCATATACCTTTTGCAGAAAAACATATTAATAATTTTAAGTTTACTACTAAAGATCAGTATGAGTTTGCACCTGACTGTAAGTTCGATCAGATCTTTGTGTGTCAGTCACCAGGATATGTGCCACCTTTACATTGGCATATGATAGGTACATTCATGACAGTGTATGAGGAGATGACTGGTAAGAAGGTTGATTTGAATCAGTATAATAGAAAGTATGAGATGGAGAAGTATTATGCACAGGTAACTGAGTATATAACCAAAGGTAAAATATCATTTGATAAATAAGGTTACGATCTAATGATTAAGACGATGAGTGTTGTGACTGAACAGACTGTGGACTGGTCTGCCGATAAGATGGTAGAAGTCTCACTAGGTGAACCCGATGATTTCTTGAAAGTGAGGGAGACGCTAACCCGTATAGGTGTGGCATCCCGTAAAGAGAAGAAGTTATACCAATCATGCCACATCCTACATAAGCAGGGAAGATACTTTATAGTTCATTTTAAAGAACTATTTGCTTTAGATGGAAAAAGAGCTAACCTTACTGCTAACGATGTTCAGCGTAGGAACCGCATTGCTCAGCTGCTTGCTGATTGGGGTCTCATAAAAATTTTAAAAGTGGATATGATTCAGGATATTGCTCCTTTGAATCAAATCAAAGTGTTATCTTACAAGGATAAAGGTGACTGGATCCTTGAAACCAAGTATAATATAGGAAGGAAAAAAACGGAGGAAGAATCCTGAAGAAGTTTATTTTTGATGTTGATGGGACTTTGACACCTGCTAGACAATCTATCACACCTGAGTGCTTGCATTTCTTTTATGAGTTCTCTACTCGTAATGAAGTATACTTAGTCACTGGTAGTGATAGAGAAAAGACCATAGAGCAGGTTACGCCAGGAATATACAACAATGCTAAGAGGGTTTATAACTGCTCTGGTTCTGATGTATATGAAGGGGATCTTAGTGTCTATAGAGATGACTGGGAGTTGCCTAGGGATGTTGAGAACCATTTAGAGAATGAATTACTATTCAGCAAGTTCCCTGTCCGTAATGGTATTCATATTGAGAGAAGGCCAGGCGGTGTTAACTTTAGTATACTAGGTAGAGGAACTGGATGTAGTGTTGAGAGAGAAGAGTATGTTCTATGGGATAGAGAAACTAATGAAAGGAAAGAGATTTCCAGAAGACTTAAGTTAAAGTTCCCAGAGCTAGAAGTTAATATAGGAGGACAGACTGGTTTAGATCTAGGAGCACCAGGAAGTAATAAGAGTCAGATCCTAAGAGATTTTGGAGAAGAAGATGAGTTATATTTCTTTGGTGATATGATGGAAGAGGGTGAGAATGATTATCCTTTAGCGAAAGCAGTACAAGAGAGGGGCGGTTATTCCCACTGTGTCAAGGACTGGAAAGATACTATACTACAACTAAATAAAATTGAATCGCCGTAAGGGATTCAAAATTAAACACTCGCTTTTAAAGGAGGCATTATGTCTAACATACAAAGGTTTCATGCTGAAAGCTTGCCTGATCTTATGGATAAGATCACCAAGAATAGCATAGGACT